GCTCTATATTCATTATTCATTTACCTGTGCTAAAATTCTTATTTTAAAATCTTGATTTTCAGGTGCATTCATGTATTTTACAACATCATAAATATCATCCCCCAAATCAGCATCATGGTACATAATCTTATGTCCTACCTTTTCAAAAACATTTCTTTGTAAAGCCTCCAATACAAGAGCTTGTGTTGCAAGGTCATCCTTATCAAGTTCCAAGTATCTAAGTACCTCTTTAGGTTTAGCTTCAATAATTTTATCAAGTTCAACTTCAATGTAATTATCTGATTTACCTTTAAGATTCTTTGCCTTCAAGTAATTCCCATCAGCAGATAATACCATAATTAATTGTATCTTTTTTGCCTTTGAGAGCTTGGATGTTTCAATAATAGCTTTCTTCTTAATCTCTACTTTTGAAGCCTGTTCTTCAATTTCTTCACTTTCATCAAATATAACATGAGTTGCCTCTGGATATAAACCATTCTCATAATCCTTTAATGAATTAGCTACAAATTTTGAAGCCTTGCAAATTTTCACTTTTACAAACTCTATTGGATTTTCAGTATCAAAAATCATAGTTCTATTTTCAAGTACTACTTCTCCCATTTTACTATCCCAAAAAGGATGTGGACTATCCAACTTAAACTGTTTAGATAAATCTACTTTTAGTTTCACACCATATTCTTTTTCTTCTTCCTCTGTAAGACCTGTTGAGTAAGTTAGACTTTCTGGATCAACTAATGCTCTGATAGTTAAAGGTCTTGAAAAACTTTCACTACCATTTTTCTGATGCCATTTGTTTCTTTCAATAGGTTTAATCTTTATTTTCATATAAATTTTATTTTTTAGTATATAAAACTCTTAAATCTTATCATCCCCATAAAGAAGATGATAAGATTTTAATTATTAGTTTCTTGTAAGAATGAGTTCTCCACATCTTGTTACATCGTGAATATGTATTCCACAAGATTTTTCTACATGCATCTCATAATAACTTCCAGAGTGTGCAGCTGTTCCACCATTAATAGGACCATAAGGACCATATAAACCCTGTACATAACCAAAAGCAAAACCATCTTTCTTATTCATAATTTTAATATTGGATTTATTTCCTTCACCATTAAAATCAAGAAAAGTAATACGTTGTGATTCTACAGGAAATCCAGTTACAGGGTCAATTTCAAAGTTAATACTTCTGTCATCATACAAAGGATTATGAATAAGTTCCAGAGAACTTCCATTAGCCATGTTATATTTGACAAATTGATAACCAGCTTCCAAAGCATTTGTATGATAAGGAGACCGTACTTTATCAGTATAAACTTCTACATTTTTAATGAAACCAGATTTATTCTGCCAATCCTGAATAGCTCTATGAAATTGCAACATACCATATTCACCAGTATAACCTTTAACTTGACGTCCCTGTCCAGGTTTAACTCTTGAATAGAAAATATCCATAAGATATTCTTCAATCAGTTTTGCAGTCAATACAGAGTATCTACTGATATGGCTGTCTTCAAGTTGTTCCTGAATACCAGGTCCTGACCTTACAGGTCTTCCATTTGCACCTATTACAGTATCTGAACTGCGAGAATACCAGAAACCTCTTTCAAGTTCCCTGTACCATTGCTGCCAATATTCTATTTCAGCATATTTAACCCAGTTAGATACCATTTCAACTTTTCCATTATCTCTTATAACTGGAATAGCTACTGCCAATACTTCTGTTGCAGCATAATTGGTAATTTTATATTCTTTTCTGTAAAGAGACATCCTATTCTGAAGAGAAATAGGTAAACTGAATTGAGTAGAACCACTCTGTTCAGCAGCTTCTTCATACTTGGAGAAGAGTTTTCCCCATTGTTGTCCATATTGCAGATACTTAACAGGTAAAAAGTCTTGAGGATTACCTGATGCCATTACTACTGTATATACCCATCCATCTCCATGAGGAACAGGATTATCTTGAATCCTTAACTGGAATTTCTTGTTAGAAGTACCAGGATGAATATAATCACCATGTAGAAACCAGTTTTCATCCAGTTTAATTTTAAAAGGTCTTCCATACTTACCAGGAGTAGTATTGGTAGATGGTTCAACATTTTCCAATACAATTAGAGGTCTTGTATTTGCACCCTTTAAATCCCATTCCCAAGTAGTAGTACCAATAGTTTCTTCTGTGAGTTTATTACCCATTAATGTAGAAGAAAGTGGATTATCGGAATAATAGTTTTTTGCAGAAAAAAGTTGGTCCATTACACCAACCAATTTCTGTGGTTTTGCCAACAAAGCAGCTCCTAAATGATTTTGCTCTGTCATGTTGGCATTCCATTGCATTTCCTTTGTAATAAGTTTACTTCCTAATGTAGCCATAATTTTTTAATTTAGTTTATAATAAATCAATCAACCTTGTCTTTTGTGAGCTTCTTTTATCAGTTGATTTTTCTTGTCTTTGAATTTCTTCTTTCAGTTTTTGTGTTTGTTTAGTTACTATATTTTTTTTCATACTGCTAAAGTCAAAATCACTCTTAATTATTTTTGCCAGTGCAATAATCTTTTCCCTATCTTTTAGAGCTTCAAACAAATCTCTATAAAAAGGAGTAATCTGTCTCCCATCCTGCAACTTAATAGAAGTATCACTTATATAGGATGGTAACTCTTTCTCTTCATTTTTAGATATTGTCAATCCTTTTATTTCATTATTGGAAGAAAGATATTCACTAATATCCTTCTTAAATTTAATCTGATTTTCCTTTAAAAGTTGTTTCTGTTTCTTCTGATTTTCAACCTCCATTTCCAATTCTGTTTTCTTATCATTTTTCCATTTCTCAAATTTCTTCTCAGAAATAGCAGCAAGTTTTCCAGAATCTTTTAAAAATTCAATATTAGCTTCAATAATTTCATCATCTTCACCCTCCTGTTTAAGTAAATATCTTAAAACTTTCTCCTGGTTACTCTCATCAGAAAGATCTATATCTTCACTTAATTCAGATGATTCTGACAGTGTTGTAATAATATCCTCCAGACTTCCACCATTGTTTACATACTTAATGATATTTTTCAAATCTTCTGGAAGATTTTTGATACTTTCCTCAAATCTCTTCTCAATAGATTTATCAATAATATCAGTTAAATAATCATTATCTACACTTTCAGGAAGCTCTTCATTTTCATCTAATTCAATAATACCCTGTTCAATAAGATATTGAAGAGAATCCTTTAAACCTGTTGAAGATTTTTCTAAAGTTTCAGAGGGATTTTCCTCCTGTTCTTCAACTAAATCTTCAAAGATTTTTTCTTCTTCAATTTCTTCTTCTTTAGATTTTTCTTCTTCTTTCTTTTCTTCTTCCTCAGGAACTTTTTCCTGTATCTTTTGAATTTCTCCAAAGAAATCAACATCTGTGATTTCAGAATCCCAATTAAACTCATTAAAAGGACTTTTTTCTTCATTCATAACTGTTACAAATTTAAGTATAAAAATTAAGTTTTCTAAATATTCAATATTAAGTTTCTTATAATAGCTCTTCTATAATTATGCTATTTAGATACTTTTTGTTGTAGCTTCTTTTTTTCAAGTTCTAACTTCTTATTATCTACCTCCTTCTTATTCAACATTTTCTGTTTTTCTATTGCTAATTTTTCATTCTGTACTTTTTCATTGAGAGCATTTTTTGCCAATTCTACAAAATCATTCACTTTATCATTATCAATATCCTGGTCAGGATTAAAGGAAGCTCCTGTAAGAGCAGTTTGAGCAAGTACAGTTTTACGTCTCTCTTCCTCTTTAAGAATTATCATTTCCTTTTCATGCTGTCTTTGTTTTTCTTCATTGGCAATCTTCATTTGCTCTATTCTTTGCTGACTTTCCTGTTGATATTTTTGAGCAGCCATATTATCTTCCTTAATTTCCTTGTCTGATTTTCTAAGAATATCTTCTGCAACAGAAATACTATCCTGTTTAAGTATGGCAATAATATCAGCTATTTTAGCCTGTTGATTTTGAACAGCAGCTTGAGAGAGTGAAGTAATCAAGTCCTTAATTTCTTTTGCCTTACCACCATCTTCAATAAATAATCCAAGAGTAGTATTATTCAATAATGCAGCATCCAAGTCTAAAGTCTTTAATGACATGTCATCCAATACATAGGTAAGTTTTCTTGGTTTGTTATCTGAATAGCATACTTTAGCAACTTCCAGAAGAGATTGTAAAACATTCATTCTAACTATACTGTGTAAATCATAGAAAGATTCAAGAACAAGACTGTTTTGTGTAAGAACCTGCTGTGTATTTCCAACAGCTTCATATTCAGAAATTTGACCTTCTATTTGTGGTGTTATGCCCATTGCATTTCCACATTCTTTCTTTATAAGTTCAATAAGATTTATGTATTTTTCTATATCTGATGCCAAAGATAAATCTAATACTTTTGCTATTGTATTAACATCAGAATAGCTCATACCCTCTTCATTTGGATTAAACCAACCAAAAGGGCTACTTTCAAAGAAGTATTGAAATTTCTCCATATCTATACCAGCACTGTCAGGGATTGCATTTATATCCATCAATACCTTTTTCCCCTTATCAGATGCAGTCATTAATTCCAATCTGTAATATACAATATTAATATAATATTGCCATACTTTTCCTCTATCCATAAGTGATGTAGGAAGACTGTTTGTGGCATCATATATAGCTCCCTTATAAGGTAGTGGTGCATAATACAGATTATCCATATCTCTAAATTGTCCTGGAATAGGTCTCAGTTTTTTAAATATACCTGCACCTATTTTATATCCTTCATATACTTCAGGTATATATTTGGAAGTTATGGAAATATCACCTTCTTCTGGATTTAATGTATAAGTTTCATCAACTATGGTTTCCTGAATATTACCTTCCTCATCTCTATAAGTCAGGAATTTTATTTCTCTTAATGACCTCCATACTGCATGAAAAACTCTCACAGTCTGTTTTTCTTCCTTATTATATTGTCTTGAAAAATCAAACAAATCATAATTATTTGGATCTTGTATATAGGAAGCAAATTCAGTATATATGGAATCTATTTCTGAATCAGATAATTCATCTCCAAAAAATGAGACCACCATAGAAGGGCTCATTCTGTACTCATAGGTAGCCCATTCTCCATCTTCAATAAATTCCAAATCAGGAGATTTATCATAATTAAATCTTAATGGATCACAGACTATAAAATCAGGTTCACCATTTACTTCACCAACCCAATAGATTTCTTTAGCAGCTAATGCTGCATGTTTACATCCATTATTAAATTTTCTTCTTGCTTTTGTTTTTTGTATAAGGTAAGTCAATAACTGGGAACACATTGCTTCAGCAGGGTCCTGATGTTCTCTCTCCATATAAAGTTTAACCTCCTCTGGTGTCATTGTCTTAAATTTCTCTTCAACTTCAGACAAAATTTGCTGTTTTTCTTCATCAGAGAGTTCCCTGTTATTCATTTTTTGTCTTGCTTCTATCTCAAGTTGCTGTCTTATGGGTATTGTTATAGTATTTACTACATAATCTCTCAATCTTCCAAATTCTTCCTGTTCCCTTCTTGTAGTAGCATCTGCATTTACAGCATATACTTTATAATCAAATCCTCTTTTCTTTTCCATCCCAAGAACTGCTTTTATCTTGTTTGACAGAATATCTCTATTTACCATTTTTGCAGGTAATTCACCAGATTCAGCTCCAAAAGGTTTTACAACATATTCAAAATCTCCTGTATCAAGAATATTATTGAACAAGTCATAATTTACCTTCATTCTATGGTATTCTGAAACTCCTCCAAAACCATAAACAGTTCTGTTTGAAAAACTATCCAGTATAGTTATCTTATCTTTGTACCACTGAAAGTCATTCTTTTCTTTTTCTGCTCTTGACAGTCTTTGTCTATTAAATATTTCTCTTGAATCCATTTCTATTATTTTTTTACAAATATAGTAATTTATTAATACAAAGAAGAATTTCTGTACATATTTTTCATCATACCTAATAATTTGTTTGCGTTTTTATTTCCTTTTGATTCTGTATATTCTTTTCCAAGTACTTCTTCTTCTACTTGAAACATACACATAAAGAATGCAGAAATCAAGTCAAAGTTACCTTCCTTGTTATATTGAAGTAACTCATCAATCAATCTCATTGAATTTATTTTATCAAGATTTGTAACAGGTTGATTATTTTCATCAAAATCTATTACTTCCATTAACCAATTCTTTACATATCTTTCCCCTGCATCTCTTAATTGTGATGTCATGTGGCAACCATATACTCTACTTACAGTAGATTTTTTTATGTTCTTTGATATAACTGCATCAGGTTGTAATGCAAGTAAATGTAGGAGTTTCCTTTTTGCAAAATAAGTCTTAACATCAGGTACTTCATTTTCATACATTATCTGTGTATTATATAATGAAGCAAACAATTCTGCAATGTAATGTATCTCCTCAGATGTTTCTCTTCTTCCTACATATTCTGCTACTATACAATTCTTTGTAGGACTACCTTGCATAACTCCCTTAAATACAATAATAGCTGCAAGTGAAGTTCCCCTATCCTGTCTTACTGGGTCATAACCTATTTTATATAAACCTTTAGGAGCATTCTCTATTGGATATTCATATATCACAGGAGCACCTTCAAGGGATACCCCACTGTAATTTAAACTTGTTATAGGTTCTAATTTACCAGTTAAATCTGGTTGACTTACAACCTTATTTGTATCAGGGTCTCTGTAAAGATTAACAGGCTGTGCCTTTAATTTATCATAACCTTTTGCTATTAAATACAATCTCCTTTGTTCAAGTTCCTTTCTTGGGAAGATATTTATATTTGTATAGGAGAATGCTTCAGAAGGTGTTAAAGGTTTTTCCTGGGATTTTCTCTGCATGTCTGTAGA